ATCCATAAGTTCTAGCTTCTCAATAAACTCAGGTATAATCGATGAAGATGCAGATACCATTGTGTATCGTGTAAATAGTATCTTATGCCCCTTCTCGTATGTAAGCAGTAATAGGAACACATTGACAGCAAACGACTTACCTGACCCTCGACCTCCTGTTGTGATAAAGTAACGAGAGTCGTTACCGAATGCTTTGTACTTCTCATTCAGATTCGGTACCTTCATCTTCTTCGGGGGTTATATCGATTATGTCTTCTATTTCTTTTGGGCTATCGCTACCGGGGAATATATTCACAATGGAGAAGTCTATCTTTTTCTCCTGAGACAGCGCATCGGGATTGTCCATCGCCTTACCGTAGATGTACTCAATTATCATCTTGCGGTCATATTGGGAAGAGGAGGCTCTCTCAGCCACCATCTTCCAAAACTCGTCCTCAGATCCATAGACCTCTTCTATTGCATTCCTTGCAAGTATCTTAGACCTATTCTGTTTTGCCTTATTGAAGTTGGCAGGAGTAGCTATAGTCTTCCGAACAAGAGCATCGCCACGCTTAGCTCCGTTGTTCTTCCGACCATCGGTCTTCTTCATATATTTTCTCTCAGGCTTTTTGCTTGGCATAAATCTGACTATATAATTTCCATACTCCGTCAACCCATTCGTCTTTAGTGTAGACAAGTTGACCTGTTCTCTTTTGCCCTTTGTACTCGATTACTAGCTTATATCCTCCTTCGTGAATAACAGGATATATTCTGTAACCATTATTAAAGCACCACTTTTGGGCATTCATATCATATACAATATCCATATGGCATCCGCATCTAATTTTAGGTTTCTTTCTACTAGCCATCTAGAGCAAATCCATTAGTAAAGACCTTGGCCTCTTGCCCTCTTGGTTGGATGCCGAAACCCTTGAGCATAGCATCTAGTCTTATCTTAGCGACTTCCACTTTGTTCTCAGGTATTCTCTTAATTAACTCAACAAGCTCTTGTTTGTTTTCAGGGAGCTCAGTATCAATATTTTGCTCGATCCTACCGTAAACCTTTAAACATCTTACATATGTTTCTCTGAACTTCTTGTCATAGTTAAAGAACGTGTCAAAGTTCTTATTCAAGGCGTGATGGATTGTAGCGTGGTTCTTACCGAACTCTCTGCCGATCTCAGTGATGTTCATCTGATAAATCTCACTTAGCATCTTGTATGCCATCATCCTTGCCTCTACGACTTCTTTTTTACGAGTGTTCTGAGTTGCGTCTTGACCCGTTTGGGATTTTACAATGTTTACAATGTCTCTAGTTATGTCTCTCATATATTTGTGTGTTTAATTAATCTCGTTATTGAAAATAGGCAAGCGTACTCACAAGCAAGCATAATACCTGCGCATTCCTCATATAGCTCAAGCTCTTCATAGAACTTAATAGTTGCCTGCAACTCTGTGATGCTAGCTCCGTGAACTATATCGGCACAAGCCAATCCAAAGTACTCTTTAATGATTGGATTCTTAAAATCCAAAGTTTGCGATATAGCATCCAATTGCCTCGCTAACTTTCTCCTTGCCGGATTCAATGTCATCTTCAGTTGCGTCATAGGTTTTTACTTGTAATGTCTTCTTGTCAACGATTACAAAGGTAAAACTTTTTTTATTAAAAATCCTAGTATAAATGTATGCTTGTGCATCGTAACCATAATAATACATATTATAATCCCAATTATCGATGTCGGATGTGGTCTTCAGGTCCACAATCCGATCATCTCTCAAGCAGTCGGCCTTCCCTCTGAAGGGAAGTCCTTGGATGTATCCGATTCCAGGCTTCTCGAAATCTGCGTCCTTAAAAAGTTCATTTGCTGTTGGGTTGTCCAAAACGGCATCAATAATGCCCTTAGCCCATACTTTCTCTTTAAGTAGCATAATCTCTTTGCCTTGAAACTCATCCGACTCAACAGCTTCTTTGTAGGCTTTATTACGCCTAGTAGAAGCATCAACAAAATGGTAGTAATCATCTAGTTTGTCTTGTTCAAGTAAAGAAACGTGAATAAGTCTACCGTCTCTAAGAGGTTTAGAGTTGGCGTCTAAAGGCTCTGTAGAACCGAGGTAGCTCTCTATACCCTCAAGCAATTTCTTGCAGGAGGAAGACGATAAACAAGCCTTATTAAGATAGCCATAATAAAACTCGTTATCGTACATCTTCTCGATTAGGTCTGATACAGCCCAATCGGTTCCATCAAGTAGTTTTATCTCCTTCATAGCTTGTGTTACATACAGCGTTCCGTTGCTTATAGTCGGGATACTCTGCAATCATTGTAGGATTAGACATACATCTTACGATGAAGTCGTTTCTCTTTTCTCCTTTTTTAGGTGTTGGTATTGGCATCTTCTATTTCTTTTTGAAGGTTAGCAAGTGCCCTCCACGCTACTTTGGTAGAGTGTCGGACACCATCTTTATCTATTGTTCCGGCCTCCATAAGGTGCCGAGTAAGGGCATCGAGTTCATCTCCTGATTTAGCTCTATCCCAATGTAATGGCTTTCCCGGATTGTGTTGTTCGTTACCCGCAAAGCTACATCTAGCAATCTCCCTGATTGCGTCAGGAAAGTACATAAGCACCCCTGAATAAACAGGAGTTTCTTTTCTTTCTTGAGCCTCTAAGTTCTGATCAAGATATTCATCAAAATAATCTCCACCAAACTTTACAGCCCCTGTGTCGTTTACTTTCATAATATTATTGCGTCATTTATGTTTAGATAGGCTACTTCCTTTTCTACTCTACTCCGATTATCGAACCAACTAGTACTTGGATTTCGTGAGTTGACTTCCCACTCAGGCGAAACGCCCAACAGATTAAATGAGAAGACCCCCATAGGAGTACTACATATATAGATAGGAATATCGAAATGCCTTTGGCAAATTTCAAGCATCGAATCAAACTTCTTTTTTTCAATAAGTAATGTTTCATAATGTTTAGTTCTACATTTTAGTTCTATTCTGTGTGACGAGTCAGGGGAATAACAATCCCACCTGCTCATTTGCTTCCGGGCTTTTACAAGATCCGGATACTTAGTGGACCTTAAATAATCAAACAACTCGTCTTCTTTATTTATAGGTTTCATATAATTTTTTTAGCGGATTGTAAGTATTGCTGATAAAGCAAGGCGAACAATTCGTTGGTTTTCTGTTTGCATAAAAAACCCTGTTGTATATAAGGCGTACTCGGTCTACATCGGGCCCTGGTAGTTGGTTTCCTTTACGATTAAATATCTCCTCAAGAAACTCAAACTCTTCCTCCGTGAGGCATTCAGTCTTTTGGTATCTAAACAGCTCATTGAGTTTAGTCTTTCTCTCGTCACACCCGCAGTCTTCTCCTGCAAGCCATTTGACAGCCTTCTTGATCCCTGTGGCCTTGGTTATCTTCTCCACAGTGTCTCCAAGCCCCTTGGGGGCTGAATCGTACTTAGCCTTCCATTCCTTGTAGGCTTTAGTCCTCTTGTCCTTCGGACGTGGTGGTGTCTTCATTGATAATCTCTTTTAGTTTGTTTGCATTCATCTGAGACAGCAGATAAACCTGAGCAACAATCTTCTCAAGCCTTGTTATCCTTTGCTCCTGTGATATTCTTTTTTTATTCATAATCCTTTATAATAAATTCAATATAGTAAATACCCAAATCAATAACAAAGTATTTCACGTTGTTTGGGCAGATATAGTGAATACCAAACCCCATTTGACTATGGTATGTTCCTGTTCTAATCTTCATAACCCCATTCTAAACATAAATACCATTTGAGCCACGTTATAGCTATTTCTCTGTGACCATACCAAATCTTGCTCCAAGTCAATTCTATTGTGGGGAGCAAAAATAAAGAAGTTGCATTCTGTATCAATCTAACTCTCATAGATGATTGTTTATTGTTTCTATAAAATCAAACAAATTATCCCTGTCTTTAATCTTTATTTCAGGCACCTCAAACACCTCTACAAACCAATCATCCTCCACCTCATCGGAGGCGGGAGTTATAAGCCCAAATGAGCTTGTAAAGTCATAAGTGTAATAATAGTATGCCTTATCACCGCTTTCGTTAGCGTCTATATCTGACCTTTCAAATCCTGCGTCAATTATATCTTGTTCTTTCATTTGTAATCTTCAGGCCTATTAGGTTGCTCTTCTAATTCTTTGCATTGCTCGCATTGCGTTTTGCACTTGGTGTAGCAAAACACATCCTCGATGCATAAAAAGTCATTTGATTTTGTCATAGTCCTTATTAAACAAGTCCATTACATCCTCACCGAATTTCTCCTTAAGAACATTTTTATAG